TACAAATATATTATACACTATATTTAGATAAATTAAAGGTTGGGTCTAATGTCTTAGGACTTTCTACCTTCATAATTATCTGGTCATCAAATAAAAGAATATACTTTATTCCTTTATATTGTATCTTTTGACCTGCATGTTTACCATAACATACATAATCATTTAATTCACACCAAGGTCCTTTAGGAAACTTTTCCATATCATGATAAGCTAAATCACCCATAGCAACAACTTGTCCTACTGTAGTAAGATAAGCCATATCATCTCTGGTAGAGTCTGGTAATAATATACCACCCTTAGTTTTTTCTTTAATAGAAACAGGTCTTACTAAAATATGATACCCAGGTAAATCAGGTAATATATCTGGATTGCTTATATCTTCATTAGAAATCCACGCATCATTTTTAATACTTTTTGCCATGCCTACTTGTTGCATTATTCTTCTTCTCCTTCATACATTTTTTTAATTATATTTTTCATAACATCTATAGACCATTCAATACCTTGAATACGACCTACTAGATGTTTATAATTAGCGAATGAATCTGCTTGTCCATTCGCTAAATTAATTCTTAATAAATTTAACTCTTCTTCAAACTTACGAAGAGCTTCATTAGATACTTCCATCTATCTTATTGGTCTCCAAAAGCAGGTGCAGTATCTGCAGCTATAACACCCCAAACAGCCCAGTTAGTAGAATCTAATGCAATAAAATTAATTTCTATTGATTCTGGAACATTAACTGTTAATTTAGAATTTGAACTACCATTTGGAAAAACAGATGCTGTTGTATTACCATCTATATCATGAAAAGTAACACCACCTCTAGATATAAAGTTTGCATCTGCTCCTGTAGATATTATTGGATTTGAAGCATCAGCAGCTACACCACCATAAATAAATTTAAAGTGTAATCCTGCAGATGGTGAAGGTAATGTATACACTCTATTACCTGTTACATCTGGAATAATATTTACTCTTCCTGCATTATCAGCAGCAGTTAAACTTGTATTTGCATCAGCTAAAACTACTGGAGTTACTACCAAACCATTATTACCAAAAGTAATATTTTCTGTTATTGCTCCTGTAGAAGAGTTTTTTGTGATTCCAATAAAACCATTCTCAGACCTAATTGGACCATTAAAAGTTGTATTTGCCATTTTTATTCTCCTTAAATAAAATTAACCTGTCGTCTTGGCATGTCTGCTAGGGCAGTCGACAGGTATAAAATATCCCTAGTTATTCTACAAGTGTTTCACCACCAGTATTTTCTTTCATTTCTTCTTTGATAGCTTCAGACATAAAATCAATTAATTTTAAACTTCTTGTTCTATCATCTATATCATTTAACTCTGCTACTTTTTTCATAGCATCAGTTCGTATTCTTTCTAAATCTATTTCTGCTCTTTGTTCTGCAATAACAGTTTTAGTTAGTAAGTCAAGTTGTTTCATAGTTTCTTTACTTGCTCTATCTAAATCTGCTTTTTGTTTTTTCATCATAGCATTTTGTCCATCTACAGCAGAATCTTTTAATAACTTCATTTCTTCTAATTCTAGCTTTTGAGATTCTAATGCAGCATCTGCAGAATTTCTAGCAGAATCCATTTTAAGTTTTTCTTTTTCTAATTCTACTTTAGCTTGCTCTAATGCAACCATTTGTTGTTCAGGTGATTGAGCTTGACCCATAGCTTGATTAGCATTTAATACTTGTTGTGCTGCTTGAGCCATTGCCATTTCTACAGCTTGTGGATTTTGCTGACCTGCCATTTTTGTTACACCACTAATTTGTTCTTGATATTTCATTACAGAATGTTCTTGAATATTAGCTTCTAGTATTGGTTTAATTCTAGCCATAATAGGATTAGCACCATTCATAGGGTCTTGTAAATATGCCATCTTTGTTTGAATATGGGCATCATGATTTTGACCTGGAAATGCAGCTATTGGTATACCTTTTGTTGCTGCCATAATATCAGATACTGGGTCCATAGCTTGTGGTTTCTTTTTAGGAGGAAGTATCTGTTCAATATTAGGCATATTAGCAGCATTTAATATTGTTCTATTTAATTCTTCTATATTAAACATACCAGGAGGGGATTGTTGAGCCATTTGTAAAGCCATCTGAGCCAACATCATTCTGTGTGCATTAGAAGGAATGTTAGGGTCTGATACAGGGACTACATCAACCCTACCATCAAAATCCTTTTTAAATACACTTTGTTCAGCATAAGGTACTTCATATGGATACTCTGAGGGTAAGTATTCATAATCTATACGAGCAAGAATTTTAAATTCTTCTTTTTGAGATTTATGTAATCTCTTATGTATAGATGAAAAGAATTTACTAGATGCTTCTAATAAAGCCATTGTAGTTCCTACAGGACCATAAGATGCAGCATCAGAAACAATTTGTTCTGTGCTATCTGCAAACTTTTGACCTGCAGCAGTTACAAATCCAAGCATCTGAAATAGAGTAGAGGAAGGCTCTTTATAGGGGAGAGGAATAATTGCCTTGCTTAAATCTACTCCAGTTGCTTCTATCTCTTTAAATTCTCCTGGACTTATTGGTTCATTGTCTCCAACAAGTCTAACACCTTTTGCTTTGAAACCTCCTGGTAGGTTTGCAAATTGACCTGCGTCTACTAGACTTCTCATAGCTGCTGTTGCAGTCATAGTTAAGTTGCCTAGAAAGTGCATCAAGCCAAACCCATAAAATCCAAAACCAGGAACAAACCTGTAGTGAACAAAATGGGAAACTTTTTCTTGGTTCTTATCGTTCTTCTTATAGTTACGTCTTATACTTAAAACTTTTTGTGATTGCTCTTCTACAGTAATAATATAAGGAAGAGCATAATCTTCTTCTATTTCTAAATAGCAATGTTGTTCTAATAATGTATATTGTGGGTCACTATCTTCTGTAACACTTAATCCTAATATTGTATCCATCTTTTCTGATAAAGATGTTGGATTAGGATTACTAGCTTCTGGTAAATCTACATCTTCATAAATACCTGTACGCATATCTCTTGCTAAGTCTACAGGACTTCTATAAATAACATGTGTGTACCTATCTGCTTTATTTAAATTAGAAGCATAATAAGAAACATAAAACTGGTCGATTGGTATAAACTCTGATACTGGTCTTTTTAAATTAGCATCATAATAAACTTTTTTAAATGCAGAACCTATTAGTGGTAAATGAAACAACATTCTTTCTGTTTCATCAAAGTATTCAGGCATCTGGTCTGTTACCTGATAATTCATAAAGTTCTTAACTCTATTTGATTGTTGTTGTCTTTCTGGTGTTTGTTTACCTAATATTTGAGTTCTAACAGGTCCACTTGCAGGAAACATTTCCTGTATTGCTTTTGATTGAAACTTAACTGCTGATTCAATTAACATAGGATGTACTGCTGTACATGCACCTTCAAAAGGTTCTGATGTATCTTCTATCTTTAATCCTAATAAATCAAATCCTCTTTCAAACATAGATTCCCAATCAGCTCTGGAATCTTTATCTGCTCTATAATTATCAATTACAGTTGCAGCTATATCTTGTAAGTCTTCCTCTTCTATATCATTAGCCATGTTACCATACCATTCTTCTATATCAGGTTCTGGTTGCATTTCTACAGATGTTTCTGTAAAGTCTACAGTTACACCACCATCAGGTTCTAACTGAATAGTAGCATCTGTATCTTCTACTTTTTTTGGAATTGGAATTACATTCTGAATTTCTTCAGGTATCTTATCAAACGGATTTTTTTCTATTGCCATATTTTTCCCCTAAAATCAAATTATAACATTAAGTTCGCCAATATGCAACTCTTTTTTGTTTTGGCTCATCTGCCCACTCTGGGTCCTCAGGATGTGATAAATGCCAAGACTCTTTCATATAATGTATTGCCATAGTCATAGCATCTACTTGGTCATCATGAGCTGCATTTGGAAAACGTAACATTTCTTGTAATAAATCTTCTGACCACTTTTTATTTTTTGGTATCCATACTCTACCTGATTCAATCATAGGAGATGCAGCATGTACTCTAGCTACTTTATCTCTATCAGGTAAATATTCTAATACAGGTAATCCTGCTCTTCTCATATCTTGAATTAATGATTGTCCTGATGCTTTCTTTTCTACCATACATACATCAGGTCTATATTCATAATATAATTGTTGTGTTATACGTCTTAGTTCTGGATATTCAAATCTACCTTTAATATTTCCAAGAAGTATTAAATGTGATTGAAAAGATTCATATCCAGATGCATCTTCTTCATATTGTGAAAATATTCCCCATGTTTGTATAACACTAAAGTCTGCTGTTGTCTTTGTAGAAAAAGCAGTATCATATGTTTGAATAATAAAATCACATGTTGGAGGTTCGTCATACTCCCACCATTGTATCCAATCTTTTTTTAGTAAACCTCCCTCATCAGGGGTAGGGTCTTGCATATATAATGCATTCCAGTAACGTGCACCATTAGATGCTCGTATTTCTTGTTCATCTACTTCTAACACTTCGCTTGGTTTCCATTCAGGAAAATAGCTAGAACCTACAGGCAACTGTAATAACTCAGCACTTGCTTCATCTAACCAAGCAGGAATTTTAATTACCTCCCAAGGTGCAATAGCATATTCATCTTGTTGTTTTAATAACCAACCACATAGGTCATCATAGTGATACCTTGTGTTTATTATTAATATAGAACCATTAGGCATAATACGAGTTCGTAAACCTGCAGGGTACCATTCTTTAACATATCTACGACCTGCTTCAGAATACGAATCTTCTTCAGACATAACATCATCTAGTATAGCTATGTGAGCTCCTCGACCTGCTATCTGAGATTTAACACCTGCTGCATAATAACTACCACCTTGATTTGTTTTCCATTTACCTGCAGCTCTAACATCAGTTCTTAACTTTACACCTTTAAATATATCTTGAAACTCTTCAGAGTCTACGACATCTCTAACAGACCTACCAAAGTCAGAAGACAATTGGTCACTATGAGAAACAGTTAATATCTCATGTTCTGGATTACGACCAATATACCATGCAGGAAACAGTTTAGAACAAATAACAGATTTAGAGGAACGTGGTGGTAAAAACACCATTAATCTTTTTATTTCACCACTTTCTAATTGTTTTAGTTTTTCTGATATTACTTCTATATGACGACCCATCTTCCAATCAGAAACAAGTATAGGAGCAATCTTCCTAACAAATGTTATGAAATCTGATTTAGAGTCTTGGGTTATTTTTAAATTAAGATAATGATTTAAATTAATATATGGTGATGTAGATATAGTCTCTATAGTTTCCAAAGTATTTAAGACCTTTACATTGTTATATTGTTAAGTTGTTATATTGTAATAATATAAAACTATAATATTTAATTTTAAATACCTCTTAAACTATATAGTATTATATTATTATATATATTATATATTACTCCCCACTAAAATGCAAGTATTATTTTGACCCTAGTTTTTTATTCTATATATGATACTACCATATATATATACACAATACATAATAATTTTTTGTGGTGGGGTATGGCTATATTATGTAACGAATAACTGTTTTTTTATAAAAAGATACCTTAAAAAAAAGTATCCTCTGAAACCCTTGCTCAGTAAGGCTTTCAAAATTATATTTAACATTTTGTTGACATTCATAATTTTTTTTGTAATGATTAATCATCCAACAAATTCCTTGTTGGTGTTTTTTAACTTAATCACAAAGGAGAAAACTATGAGTGATTATATAAAAAGAATCGGTGAGTTACAGCTACTTGCTGATAATAAAGAAGACAAGCTGAAGAAAGCCAAAAGTACTTTAGGTACTGAGGTTAACGAAACTCAGATTGAGATTGGCATTACTGCTGTAGCGTGGTGTCTAGCTCAAAAAGAGAAAGGTCAGAAGTTAGCTGAAAAGTTAACTTTGGAGCTTAATGAGCTTAAAGACAGTAAAGGAAAACCTGTCTATGAGTACACACTAACCAAAAAAGGTTTAGTATGTAACAAGCTTAATAAGCTTAGAGAGTTTGCTAACTCTAAGAAAGTTAGAGAGACTTTCTCAAAGAATACAAGCTTTGAGGATATTTCTAACAAGCTTGTAGAATTAGAGCTTGACTCTTGGAGCAAGATGCAAAAATGGGCTAAAGATAAAGCTCCTGAGACTCTTGACCAGAAGGCTTGGAAGATTGTCGAACAGATGAACGACAAAGATGACCAAGCTCTAAATAGATTTATACGTAAGATGTGTTCTACGTTTAATCTTTTAGACGAAGATGGTGCAGAAGCATTAGCTAAACAGATTAACAAAGTTAGCTAATATTAAATGGGGAGTGTAAAAGCTCCCCACTAACTTGAAAGGGAATAAAATGAATAAGAAAGACTTAATAAACTTTGTAGAAACTTCAGCTAGATTAGAGAATATCTGCAATTTACTTGACGAACCTGGCAGGCTTCCTGCTGACCAAAGAAAGTTATGGATTAATAATTATAATTCCATTGCTAGAAAGGTAGGCTTACCAGATTTTATTGATTATGATTACAATCCTCCAGAATCTTTAGAGGAACAGTTTGAAAACTCAATATAATATTAACCAGGGGAGTGTAAAAGCTCCCCACATTATAAAGGATAAACAAATGAATAACAGACAACGAGGAAATTTTTATATGATTACTTTAATCTTTGCTAATATAATAATCTGGAGTTTAATTTACTCCAACTCTTAAGAACCAGGGGGCTTCGGCTCCCTTTTTTTTACCTTTTTTTTCTTTTTTATTTTTAATATGTTCGGTGAGCCCCAATATTCTAACAAGTTCGGTGAGTTCCATAGTATTTCTATTTTTTTTGTCCCAGATTTCTAGTATGTTCGGTAAGTTCGGAGAGTTCGACACCCCCTCGAACCCTAAATAATGCAGAGAACACGAGAGAACACCACAAACTCCCCCTTTTTTTATATAATATTTTCGGTAAGCACGACATAATGCAGAGAACTACACATTATTTCACCTTGTTTCTGTCTATTATGTAGTCATATGCCCAGAAAACAGACACTTAAGACAAGCAAGACTAACCATTCCTTCTATACTATGATGACTCGGCGACATAGGAAAAGATGATACATATTATAGGGAATGATGAAGGTTCGACACCCTATCGAACCCTTACTTGCATTGACAGATGGCTCAAAGTATGCTATGCTGAAGGCATAATAATTGATAAGGAGATTTGAATATGCCGACACTAGATAAAAGAAGTATTGTGAAATATGTATCACAATTAGAAAAGAGTACGAGTACACAACCAAAGAACAATTACTCACATTTTGGAGTAAGTGATAGGAGTAGTTTATCCAAAGCAGGATATAAATCTACGACAGGTTGGGGTTGTGTTTATAGGATAAAGCAGACACCATTTGGAGAAATGCGTGTGAAGATTAAAGGTGCTAGAAAATCTGGTGCTTGTAAATAGGTTCGACACCCTATCGAACCTTGACATAGCTTGACAGATTGAACAAAGTATGATAAGGTTAATACATAAATAATAAGGAGAAAACAATGCAGATATGTTACAATAATAAATTATATAATATGTATACATCTAATAAAGAAGTAGACATACCAGAAATAGAAGAAGATAATATAGAAGATATAGCAAAAGCAAATGGTATAGAGTTCGACACCCTATCGAACCATAAGGAGAATGGAGATGACTAAAATACATATAGTAGATACAGTAGAAGCTACACTTGATAGCTATGACATAGAAGATTTCTGTAGACTGTGGAACAAAGGAGAAATTGTAGACACACATAGGAATCATTATCAATATAAGATATATTCAGATATAAATAAGGCAAGAGAATTATTAAAATATTATTCAAATACACCTAACGTACACGACTATGCTTGGAATCGTGGGTGGAGAGGAGAAGGAATAGATGGCTAGAGAAATAAAATATGAAGTATACTTTGATGACGGAATAGATAAAGCATTAGAAGATATACAATTAGAATGTGAGAAAGTAGAATTAAAATTAGAAAAACTTGGTGAGAAACTAGAAAAAGTTGCAGATTGTATTTATGATTCAGACTTCTATTCTTGTCGTAAAGAGTTATGGAGTAAACTTAATTCTAAAGCATATGATTTACAATATAAATGTGGTTGTTCAAATTGGATAAAGAAGTTTAGGGTTGACCCACATTCATAGGTTCGACACCCTATCGAACTATAGAATTTGATAGTGTGGTAGCTATCGAATACTCTGATGAGCAGGGAATAAGTCAGAGTTATTATTAACATTCCCATTTTATAACTAGGAGAAAACAAAATGAACTTAAAGAAAATATTAGACAATGCAAAGAAATCAGAATCATTCAAGACTTTTGATTTCAATTCAAATAGAAAACGTAGCAAGTGTATCAAGCATTTATATATTGCTAGAGAAAGAGGTACACCCTATTGCAAGGTAGGTTTAACAAAACATTTAGAACAAAGAATGAAAGAGTTAAATGTATCTTCGTATGGTGGATTCAAAGTCATAGCATCTGCAGAATTTGTTGGTAACTGTTATGTACTAGAGGATAGTATGAAGAAATGGTTTGCTATCAATGGTGCTCAACACGGAGAAGGTACAGAGATGTTTGTGTTTGATAACTGTACTGATGCTGATATAAGAAAGTTATTTAATCTAGTAGTGAAAGGTAACATATCTAGTTTAAAAGATTTTACATTAGAGAAAGTAACTAAGACTATGAGCAGAAGACAACAACTTAATTTATTACAAGCTTAAGGAGTAACTATGCAAACTACACTAAGATGGTGTAAAGACATAAAGATGTGGGCTATTGACAGACCCATCAATGATGTTGGTGATGTCAATGGCTCGTGTGTTCACAGAACTTCTTTTTGTGATACGTCTTGTTACAATGTCAAGCTATACAAAATGTTTAAAGGTATGGCAAAAAAAGATATTGCAAATGAGAAGTTCTGGCAGTCTTTACCGACAAATAAAAATGACAATCAAGATAGTTTAAAATCTTTACAACAGAAATTGTTTAGGTCTAGACGACAAACAAAACGAGCAAGGCTTATGACTAGAGGTGAAGCTATCAAAGATATGTCAGATGTATTTAGAATAAAAACTTTATGTGAAGCTACACCAGATACAATATGGTGGATACCAACTAGAGCTTGGCGAAACAAGGGACTAAAGCAATTGATTGAAGACGTATTGTTTCCTCTGAAGAATGTCTCAATCAATGGTTCTCTTGACCCTAGCAATACCAAAGAAGAAGAACAACTACTCAAAGATAGTGGTTGGTCTACTATGTACTTTGGTGACGATACTAAGACTACATCTAGTGTAGGAGATAGAAGATACCTTTGTCCTAAGACACATAAGAAACTAAAGATATGTGATACTTGCAAGGGTGGTTGTTTCTCACAAGTTGCAATAGGTAGACAATCTAATGTACATTTATCACAACATTAGAGTTCGACACCCTATCGAACCCTTGACAAATGTAACGTAGTATGATACATATTATATATATTAGAAAGGATATATTATGAAAAGAAACAATTTAGATATAGCTATGTTAATAACAGATGCTATCTTAAATGATTTTGAAAATAATGGTAAAGTAAATATACCACTAGATGAACACAAGTATTCTTTTCCTTTACAAGATAGAATACAACTTGAATTAGAGAAGATAGCTAATGAAGATATGATAAATGATAATACTAAATCAATAGGAGAATAAATATGTCATATAAAGAAGTAACAGAAACAGTAACAACTTATCCAGACTTAGATGAGGAAGATAAACAAGACTTACGAGATAATCCTAGAACTTGGAGAGTCTATATAGATAAGACAGTTACTGAAGAGTTTGTTGTTGAAGCTTATACTAAAGATGAAGCTGAAGATATAGCAAGAAACAAATCAGAAAGTTATAGTAAACCAGATGGTTCAGAAGTAGAAGATGTATCTGTTAGTTCATCTGAACTTGATAGATGCACTTATGCTGATGATGAGATAGAATATATAGAAGAGGAGATATTAGATGTCACATAATGGTAACGAACAATTAAAGGAAGATGCTTTTGAAGAAGTAAAGCAACAGTATATAGATGCAGGTCATACAGAAGAACAAGCAGAAGAACTTGCACAAAAATTTGCCGAAGATAATCCAGACTTCTGGCATGATGAAGAGCCATTAAGTTATGATGGCTATGAGTTAGAAGACTTATCAGATATGGATAGAGAGGAGCCTTGTATATGACAGAACAAGAACTACAACAAAAGTTAGTTGACCTTGATGATGAATACGAATATAGTGTTTCCGTTGGTACAATACGAACACCAGAAGAAATAGCTAGTGAAGTGTATTCTGTTATCAAGAAACTAGGTTGGACTGAAGATGAAGCATACGACTATATAGATTTTGTAAAACATAGATATAATTAATAACAAAGGAGAGAACATATGACTAAGAACTTATTTGGAAAATCAAGACCAAAAGAAAATCCTTATGCTACTTACAAGCTAGGCGATTGGGAATGGAGAGTATTA